ATAATCTTCATACAGAATCTTTAAATATTCCAGTTCTTCATGCAAAATATTTTGATTTATATAATACAATCAATCTACTAAAAAAGAAAGCGGACCAACAAAAGAAAAGAATTCGCCACGAAAGATATGAATACTTTACTGGCAAAGCAGATCCAGAAGTATATTTGGAGAATCCGTTTCCCAAAAAGATTAGAGACAAAGAAACTCTTCAGGGATATCTAGATTCGGATGAAAAATTATCCAATGTTGCTCTCAAAATTGAGTACTATGAAACTCTCCTAAATTATATTGAGAGTATTCTTAAGGTAATTCAAAACAGAACCTACCAGATTAAGAATGCCATTGAATTTATTAAATTCCAGGCAGGATATGGTTGATACAACGAATCTAGTTATACAAAAATCCAACGAAGTTTTTTTAAAAATTAAAACAGAACCTCATATCGAATATGAACTCAGAGATCATTTCAAATTTGAGGTTCCAAATGCAAAGTTTATGCCCCAGTACAGAGGCAGAAATTGGAATGGAGAGATACACTTATACGACATGAGATCCAAGCAGATTTATGTGGGTCTCTTAGATAAGATTGTCAATTTCTGCGAACAGTACGGATATAGTTATAAGTTTGAAGATAATAAGTTTTACGGACAACCCTTTGAAGTTAATGATTTAATTTCATATGAAGGTGTCAAAGATTATATGAAATCTATTTGTACTCATGAACCGAGGCAGTATCAAATAGAGGGCGTATATGATGCTCTAAAGCATAATAGAAAACTATTGATAAGCCCCACTGCCAGTGGCAAATCGTTGATGATTTATTCTCTCGTAAGATATTATGTGGATAAAGGTCAAAAAATTCTTCTAGTTGTTCCGACGACATCTCTTGTAGAGCAGATGTACAAGGATTTCCAGGATTATGGTTGGGATGCTGAGTCATATTGCCACCGTATCTATTCAGGAAGAGAGAAAACAAATGAGTTTCCAGTTACAATTACTACTTGGCAATCGGTATATAAACTAGATCGTTCATTCTTTGAAGACTATGGCGTAATTATAGGTGATGAAGCTCATTTATTCAAGAGCAAATCCCTCATTGAAATTATGACCAAACTTCATCATGCAAAGTATAGATTTGGTTTTACTGGAACTCTAGATGGAACTCAAACTCATAAATGGGTTCTGGAAGGATTGTTTGGTCCATCATACAAAGTCACAAGAACTGATGAATTGATGAAGCAAGGACATCTTTCTCAGTTAGATATCCGATGCCTAGTTCTAAAACATCCTCCCCAAAAGTTTGAAACTTATGAGGATGAGATTCAATACTTAATTTCTCATGAGCAAAGAAATAAATTTATTACAAATCTTACACTTGATTTAAAAGGCAATACTCTTGTTCTATTCAGCAGAGTAGAAGCACATGGAGCAGTACTTTTTGAGCAAATAAATAATAACAAGCAAGGTGATAGAAAAGTCTTCTTTGTTCATGGTGGTGTGGATACAGAAGAAAGAGAACTTGTAAGAGAAATTACTGAAAGAGAAAATAATGCAATCATCGTTGCTTCTTATGGCACTTTTTCTACTGGTATTAACATTAGAAATCTGCATAATGTTATCTTTGCTTCCCCTAGTAAATCAAGAGTCAGAAACCTCCAGTCAATCGGAAGAGTTTTAAGAAAGGGTAAAAATAAAACAAAAGCAGTATTATATGATATTGCTGATGACTGTACAAGCAATTCAAGAAAAAATTATACTTTAAATCATCTCATTGAAAGAATTAAAATTTACAATGAAGAGAATTTCAATTATGAAATAATAACTATTCAATTAAAGAAATGATAGAAGAAGATTTTTATTGCACTCTTAAATTAAAAACAGGTGAAGAAATATTTGCAAAAGTAGCAGCATCAGAAGAAGATGATAGAACAATGCTTATTGTTTCTAATCCGATTGTTATCTCTGAAATAAAGGGGAGAGTTAGTGGTGTAACTGGATATAAGATAGAACCTTGGTTAAAAACCACAACTGAAGATATGTTTATTCTTAATCTTGAAGATGTACTTACAATGAGTGAGTCTTCAGATATAGAAATGATTATGATGTATCAAAGTTATATTCGTTCTAGCTATAAACAAAAGAATAAAGAATCCAAGATAAATCGTAGAATGGGATATATCTCTAATGTTAATGATGCTAAAGAGATACTAGAGAAGATCTTTAAGAGTAGCTAAGATTAATCTTATCAACCCTGACAAAGGTTATTGTACATGGTTTTGAGATGCTTGTCAAGCATTTGATTACGTGTTATAATTCATACATAATAATGATAAAAACTTATGATAACCACCGCAGTTATGGCCAAAAGAAAAAGGTCAGAGCACTATGTAAACAACAAGGAGTTTCTTGCTGCTCTAATTAAGTATCGTGAAGATAAAGAAATTGCATTGATTCAAGGGAAACCAAAACCTCCCATTCCACGCTACATTGGGGAGTGTTTTCTGAAGATTGCCAATCACCTATCATTCAAACCAAACTTTGTCAACTATATGTTCAAAGAGGATATGATTTCTGATGGCATTGAGAATTGTGTACAGTACATTCACAATTTCAATCCAGAGAAGTCTCAAAATCCTTTTGCTTACTTTACTCAAATTATTCACTTTGCTTTTCTTCGTCGTATTCAAAGAGAAAAGCGTCAGTTGGAAATCAAAAACAAAATTCTTGAGCGTTCTGGGTTCAGTGAGGTGTTTACTGACGACAACACTATTGACGGGGGGAACTATTCCGACTATAATTCCATTAAAGACGGTGTACACTCCAAACTTCGTTATTGAATGAAAGTAGCAATTATTACTGACCAACACTTTGGAGCAAGAAAGAACTCTAAACTCTTTCATGACTATTTCCTAAAGTTCTACAATGACATTTTTTTCCCGACGCTGGAACAGTACGGGATAACAACTGTTATTGATATGGGCGATACATTTGATAGTCGTAAAGGTATTGATTTTTCTGCCCTTTCTTGGGCTAAAAATAATTACTATGATAAACTCCAATCAATGGGAGTTACTGTTCATACGATTGTTGGAAATCATACTGCATACTACAAAAATACTAATGAAGTAAATGCAGTTGATTTGTTGCTTAGAGAATATGAAAATGTAACAGTTTATTCGGAACCAACTGAAGTTCAATTGAATAATCTTAAAGTATTTCTTATTCCTTGGATTAATCAGGATAATCAAGAAAAAACTATCCGAATGATTAAAAGTACCCAAGCAAAAGTTGCTATGGGACACCTTGAACTTCAGGGATTTAGAGTAAACCGTTCAATTGTGATGGAACATGGACTGGAAGCAGATCTTTTTAAAAACTTCAAAAGAGTATTTTCTGGTCATTACCACACTCGTTCTGATAACAATACTGTCTTCTACTTGGGTAATCCTTACGAGATATATTGGAATGATTTGAATGATACTCGGGGATTTCATATCTTTGATACCGAAACCTTAGAGCACACTCCAATTAATAATCCGCATAAGATGTATTATAGCATCTACTATGAGGATACTAATTATCAGACATTTGATACTCGCGAGTATGAAAATAAAATTGTAAAAGTTGTTGTTCGCAAGAAAACTGATACTAAACAATTTGAAAAGTTTATTGATAAACTTTATACATCAAATGTTGCAGAACTCAAAGTAGTTGAAAATTTTGAAATTCACGGAACTGAAGAGTTTGAAGCATTTGAATCTGAAGATACTCTTTCTATCTTGGATAGATATATTCAGGAGGCAGAAATCAGTCTTGATAAAACTGTAATTCAAAAGATGATGCAGGAAATTTATCAAGAGGCTTGTGAATTAGTATAAGATGTTTATTCTAACAATCAATGGTAGAGAAACTGAAGGAGCATACTCTGTAACTGATGATGAAGGAGAACAAATTCTCTATTTGTTTCAGGAAGAAGATGATGCGACAAGATATGCTATGATGTTAGAAGAAGATGAATATCCCGAAATGCATGTAATAGAAATAGAAGATGATGTTATGATTAAAACCTGCGAAATGCATGGATATCAATATGTAATTATCACACCCGATGACATCGTAATTCCTCCTAACACTGATCATGATTTTATTTGAAAAAATTCGTTGGAAGAACTTCCTCTCTACAGGTAATCAATTTACTGAAGTTGACTTTACAAAAAATTCAACCAATTTAATTATTGGTACAAATGGTGCTGGTAAGAGTACGGTATTGGATGCTCTTACATTTTCTCTGTTTGGAAAACCATTTCGGAAAATTAACAAACCCCAACTGGTTAATACGGT